CGAAGAAAGTCTTTCTCCGGTTTGAGAAGCTTCGTATGCTTCATTGTCAACCTTGTACTGCTTTAGGTCGGCAAAGTACTTGTCCATGTCGAGCTTGTGTCTAGCCCTGCGTTCAGCAACAACAGATGGAAGGTTGTCAACATCAAGAAGATGTTTTGGAGTGTCTTCTCTTTCTGCTGCACGCTCAAGTATCTTTTGGACAATCATTGCTGACGCTTCAGAGTCTGCGTCTGCTGTATGCCATGCTGTCAGTTCGACTTCAAGATAATCAGAAAGCGGTCCAAGGCTATTTGTTGCGTACTTTGTGCCATCTGGGTTAAGAGCAAAAGGACCATCTCCGCCATCTGCTGTCCATCTTGGAAGAAGTTCATCAGCAAGGGCCTTGCTGTCTATAACCCCAGCAGGGGTCCACTCAATTCCTGCGTTCTTTAGTGACTCTTCAAGGAAGCCAAGGTCAAAAGGCGTGTACTGTCCACCAAGGAGGGCATCAGGGCCAAAGAAGTCAATAAGCTGCTGGTGGCCTTCGTTGACTGAAGATTGACCTGATAACCAGTCGTTGGTTAGAGGTTTACCGTCAGCATTAAGTAGATTTTCCTTTGACCAGTCGCTAAGTTCTTTTTCGGGGTTAACAAAAACATTGAATCTTTCAACGACTTTCCCGCCCTTCATTTTTACTGCACCAATCTGAACAGGCCTATCGTCCGTAGGGCTAAAACCTGTTGTCTCGTAGTCAAAGAAAATAACTTCTTGCTCGTTATATCTGTCAAGCATTTCTTGATATGACTTAACGCCACGGAATATGTCAATGAACTTTCCAGTCATTGGTCCGTTGTCGGGGTCTCTTGGCCTGCTTGGCTTCTTCGGCTTGTCTATCTTTGGCGTCTCACCACTACTTAGGCGGGTGCGAGTTACGTTTGCGCCTTCCATAATGCGTTCGCGACCATTATCCGAACCAGAAACTCTTCTATCCAATCTTCTTCCGCTAGCAAGTCTTCCTACGGGAGCATCTGCTGGGTCAAAATCACCAAACGGTACATCTTCCGGTGCAGAAGGTAGACTTCCGGCATCGTCTCTTTCACGGAGCTTCCTAAGCCTCTCACGGCCACGCTCAGCAATATTGCGGGCACCTTCACCAACCGCTTCTCTCGCTCTTCCAGCGGCTTCTCCGACTGCTTCACGGGCATTTTCTAAGCGCTCTCTGTTCTCTGGAGTATCAATAGCATCTGCTGTTGCTCTTGCTGCTCTTCCAACACCGCGCTTTAATGGTTCTGGAAGTCCTTCTGGTGCAACCTTGTCCAGTTTTGAAAGAATAGATTTTGCTTGTTCGTCGGTTATTTTTCCTCGCTTAACAAGTTCTTCTACGGTTTTTTCTGCAAGTTCTCTGCTTCCTCTTCTTCCGAGGTCTATAGCCAAGCGAGTAAGTGCTGCTTCTGGGCCGTACTTGAGTGCAGAGGCCGTATTGAACACCATCTCTGCCACTTCGCGTGAGTCTTCATCCATGCCAATTCTGTCGGCAATTATTTCTATGGCACGTTCTTTGGCCCTTGCTTTTATACCCTTTTTTACAAGACCAGAAGAGAAACGCTCGTTATTAAAAGATTTTTCTCTTCCGTACCTGCCGCTAGCGGCAAACCCATCAAGCTCGTCTTGCCTCATGCGCACTCGTGGTCGTGCGTCAAAACTCTCATGAAGGTTTTTTGCGGATTGAGAAATAAGTTCATAAATTTCTTCATCTGAAGAATTCTTAATGAAGTCAACAAGGTATGGGTCTATGTGGTTCAGGTCAAGTCCAAGAGAATCTCCTGCTCCTGGAACGTTGTCAAACATTTCACGCAGAGTAGTCATCACTTCTGACTGCATCTCAGCCATCTGGGTGATTCTTTCTTGGCGTGTCTGTGGAGGGCCGTATATTTCGTTGAAGCCATCATTATTTGATGGCTCAAGAAGGCGAGCAAGTTGTTGATTGTTTGAAGGCATCTGCCCCCATTTGGCACCAGAAGATAACCTGTTTTGGGCCGCGTCGTTTCCTGCTGTTTTGGGAGCAATACCAAACTCTTGAGCAAATTTGTTTGCTTCTTCAAGAACTTCCAAGATGTCCATGTCCACAACTTTTACGTTTAATGGAAGGTCACCAAGGTTTCCGTCTTCAAGGTCTCGACCAACTTGGGCGGCCCATCTATGATGACCGTCAATAACATAACCATCTCGGCTAACAAAAATTGGTTCACCTGCAGGGTCAAAGTTCTCATTGGTCATCATCCCTGCGACTTTTTCTCCAACTAGTTCATTCTGGGATGCTCTTAACGTTGACGCAAGAACTTCTTTTTCTTCGACTTTTACTCCCAGTCCTTCCATGTGTTTAATAAAGTCTTGCGTGCCGTCGACCCCGCCATCTTTATCTTTGGGTCTTGAATCTGCTGGTGAACCAGGAGTTGGCTTCCCACTAAACTGAGGCATTTTTTTTCTAGGAATTCCCTTAGAGTCACCGCAAAATAGGTTTGTTCCCGGAATAGAAACTTTGCAAAAATCGTAATTAGGAGCGTCTTTCCCTTTTGCCTTGGCTTCCCTAGCCATTTTTGCAAGTTCAGTCAAAATGGTATATGCTTCTTTTTCAGTTCTAACTGATGCTGGCAGGTTGCTATCAATAACCCTGCGAGCATCTTGCGGACCAGATATTGAAACAAGTTTTTCAGTATCAGCTCCAGAAGAAAGTCTTGGGTTTCCTCTTCTTCTGTTTCTTTCTTCCCTTTGGAATCTGCGCTCAGCTGGGCTTAAATCGTCATCGTAGTCGCCAGTTCCTATGTCGTCCCTATCGGTGGTGGCACGACTTGGAGCAGAAGGAGGCCTATCCGGCATAAACCCAGCACCAGTTGCAGCAGTGTCTGCTGTTGTGCTGAATCTTTCTTCCTCAATTGGAGACTTACTATCGGGGTCGAACATCCCCTGTCGGCGGCGCTCTGTGATTCTTTTGTCGACAACTTTGTTTAGTTTTTTCTGAAGACCTGTCCTATAGGCAACATCTCCTGCTCCACCGTTTCCAGGACCTATTTCTTCTATTGCAGTTTTCAACGTTGCTTCTGTTCCCATCTGTTCGCCGACTTCAAGAACAACAGTTCCGTCGTCACGAATCTCAACAAGGTGAAGCTTTGAGGGAGGAATCATTATCTTCTGTTCTCCGTCATCGGAGTCGGAACGATACGACCAGTCAGGTAATAAAGCTTTACTTCCTGCTGGTACGCGGATTACTATCTTCTTGCCGTCAGAAAAATCTGTTTTGTTTGTTACCAAGGTTCCGGTGCCTATGCCCATAGTAAATTCTGGGGCATTACCGCTGAGCAGGTCTTCTATATATAGTCCGGAATCCTCATTGCCGTCTAGGTGCATTTCCACCATCTGAGATAGTGAAGATTTATCCATTAGCTCAAGAAGAGGAATGTAAAAGTTCTCCACTTGCTCCTCTACTGAAGCCTCGTGCTGGTTTAGGCCATCAGGCAAGATGCCATTTTTTTTAAGGCGAGTGTTTCTTCTTTGTATTGCTCGTGCAGAAGCCATTCCCTCAGAATGGCCGGCCATCATGTTGATGACGTCAGTTTCGCCACTGCCCATTTCAACAAAAGCAATCTTTTCTGCTGTTGTTGCGCCTTCTAATAGGCGAGCCCTTTCTTGTGTGGCAAAGGTATGTGCTCCATCTTTGCCCTTATGACTATTAAATTTCTTTGGCTTGACTCTGTCCTGTTTTTTACGTTCAGCACTAGTCTTCGGCTTGCGAATCTCTTTGAATTTTGAGTTAAATTCTTTACGAGCATCTTCCTTAGAAACAGAGTCAGGACCTTCCGTCCTTCTCTTTACATACTCGTCGCGATACATGTCGCGTACTTCTTTTCTGCGAATACGTTCTGGGCCATCAATCCCTTCGGATGTAGATAGTTCTTCCCAGTCTGAGGAAAACTTAACAAGCTCGTCAAGGTCCATGTCTTTTGCGCGCTCTGTTGCGCCTTCTACGTACTCGCGATGACGGAGCTCTTTTATTTTTTCAGGAGAAAGAGTTCCTCTTGATTCGCGTTTCTCGTCAATCATTTTCTGAAGTTTTTCCATTGCTTCAGGACTTCTTCTAACAGTAAATCTTTTTACCCATTCATCGACAACGGCTTTTGTTTGCGCGTCAACAGTGTCTCTGTCCATAACGCTCATCCAGCTTGGCTCTTCGCCAGCATCATCGGCCGCGTCCAGCATTTCAGTGAGTACGTCAGAGGCTTCTGTTGACTCAGCAAGAAAGTCAATCATTTCCTCTTCTGGCATAGTTTTGGCAGCTTCTTTTGTGGCCTTTACTTCTGCTCGTTTTTCGCTAGCGTAAGCCTCTCTTGCGTCAGACATTCTTTCTTCTGCCGCCCTAGTGTCGGCATCAAAAAATTCCTCATCTGGAGAGTCTTCGCCTTCGGCCAGTCTTGCTGCTTCTGCGGCGGCTTCGCGTGCTTCTCTAGCTTCGCGAATTCTTCTAGTACCGTCTAGGTGGTCGTCGTAAACTCTTCTAGTAAGAACGCTATCTGCAACTGTTCTATCTGCTGTTATTTTTCCAGAAGCAGCATCATCCATGTACTCAAGAGCCGCATCTACGTCGTCTCCGAATATTAAACCTGCGCTTCGAAGTGCCCATATTTCTGCACCTATTTCAGCAGCACGTCTTGTGCCGCCATACTCTGGGTTGTTTTGAACGTCATCAATATATTTCCCTCCCAACAACGCAACAATGTCTCCTCTGGAACGGAGGCTTTTTAATGAATCAAGGTCAATCCCCATATAGTTTTCATTTATCATTAAATTAACAAGCATGTCGTTATCGAGTTCGGCAACACTCGTAATGGTCTTGGGTCCATTCTTGGTGTTCATAACAAGAGAACCCCTAGCGTCAAGTTCTCTCTTCATATGTTCAAAAATTGCTGCAGCCTGAATTGAGTGAGCTATCTCGTGCTTCATATCATGGCGGCCAAGACCACGACCGCCGTCGACCATTGCTATCATCTGACCGGCATAGGCGTTTGAGTTAACAAGAAAATCTTTTACAGTGGAAGACCTGAGCGCCTCAGACATCCCTCCTTCTGCCCATATTCTGAGTCTTTCATCAGGGGAGAGAGCTGGGAGAAGAGAGTCTTCAAATTCCATTGATTTAGGTATGTCTATGTTGATTGAACCGTAAGGCATATTGGTTCTTCTGTCTATGCCGTCTATGCCATACGAAGCTCTGTCTTTGCCGGTTGGATGCATTCTTACTGCCCGGATAGACTTCATGTGTTCAGGATTTTTGATTACCTCATCAAGGAAAGCCTCAAGGTGCGCACGCTCAAGCTCTCTATATCTTTGAATTTCAATTTTAAGAAACAGCGCTTTTTCTTCATTCGAGCGAGTGTTCCAGTGTGCGTCGGTATTTTTTAGGCGTGAAGTCATCATTGCTTCAACATCAGCCTCAGTAGGCCTGCCTTCAATCTTTGCCGTTATAACGCCTGATTGTTCTAGTTTTTCAAACGCCTCGTATAGATGTTCGTTTGTTGCTTTTCTGCTGTCTCTTGTATCAATGTCAAGCTTTTGATAAAGGTCGGTCAAGCGCGCCTCTTGAGCGTCAATCTCTGCATAAACACGCTCAACGCCGTTGACCATCCAGCGTTCGTTTCTTGCAACACCGTTAGCTTCACGGAACTTACGCCATTCACCATGCTTCATTCTGGTTCCGTCTGGGTGATACCAGACGTTGTTGCCAAATATGCCATTCTCCATGTCGAAGAAGAAGTTGGCTACCCCTCTGGTAAAACCATCAGTACGTCTTGAATCATCGGATGGAATTAGTCTTTGCGCAAGGTTGATTGCCTCAGAAATCATATTTCCTGGAGTTATTCCAAAACAGTTAGAACCTGTCATGTCAGTGAATTGGTTTGCCGCTGGAGTCCCAGGAGGACAACGCATCTTCCCAAGCTCATCCATAATCACACCAAAGCGAGCGGCTGCTCTACCAGCAATAGTTGCACCTGGCATTCTTTGCTTCAGGGTCGAGCCAAGACTCTTCTCTTGCATTTCTCCTGATGTTTCGTCAGATATGTCTTCTTCTATTTCGTTAGAGATGTCTGGGTTTACTTTAAAAGTTTTACCAAACCTCATTCGGTCAAACTCAACTTCAGTGTCTTCTATGGGTTCGCCAGTACGTGTATTTATTTTGTACTTAGACATCCTGATTTTGGGTTTTTTCTCCATCTGTTCAACAAACTGTTGAGGAGTAAAAATTGGTTCTCTGTCTACAAAACCAAAGTTTGGAACTTTATTAGAAGACTGTCTTTCTTCTGGAGAAGGAAACAGTTTGAGAACTTTGTCTGGACCCCATGTTGCATCGGGCATGTACCTAAATCCACGCTCGTCCTCAACCATCCCCGGAACGCCGCCTTTGTTGACACGCTTTTTACCGTCAGTATTTGGAGATGTTCCTTGAGACGATTGCCCTATGGATGAAGCAGAAGCAGAAAGACCCGCCCCCATTGCGGCCTTTACAGAAAGGTCAGCATTAAGAACGGCCATGGAAGAGTTCTCTATAAGCCCGCGTCTAAAGTCGATAGCGGCGTCTGTAAAACTCTTTCGGCCCGTTATCGGGGTAAAAAATTCAGGTGATGTATAGACTCTTGTTTTAGTCTTAAACGTACCCGTCATGTCGGGTCGTCCTTGCTCTAGTTTGTTTCTGTTTCGGCTTGAAGAAGTTCAAACTCAATCAAAGAAGCCATAAGACCTGCGTCTACGGTGTCACTCTTTTTTTCAGTTCCGCCACCCATGACCCAGTTGGAAGGAATAAGACTTTCTTTGCCCATGTCCTTAGCACGCTTCATGATGTGACGCTTTGCGGCTTCTTTATCCTTTGCGCGACCGTGAGCCTGAATTGCGTTACGCAAATCTGATTCGCTCTTAATTGGGAAAGAACCATCTGACATTGCAGTTCCTTCTTTAGACATCGAGTTGCGTTGGTCGTCAGTAAATGCGCGTTTAAGTGCAATCTCTGCAGCCTCTGCTTCAATCTCTTCTGCCTCGTCCATCTCGTACTTATCGTAACCAAGGACTTCTCCGTCAAGAGAAACAAAAACGTCGTATGACTTTCCGTCAAAGCCGTCAATTTCAACTGCGTATGAATCAATTCCCTCAAAAGAGTCTGGCTCTACACCTATTACATGGCCATCAATTGACTTGACCGCAATGTCTGCTGCTTCGTGGAACTGAATCATCTCAAGTCCACCCTGTGCTGACTTCTGTTCAAACACTGAGTTGTCAAGCTTGTGGAAGCCTTGCACTTCAGCAGTTGTTCCATCAATAAAAACTTCATTCACAGAGCCACTCTTTGTCTGCACATCAATGACGTACATGTCAGCTTTTGCTGAGTAGCCAGAATCAAGAACTTTTCCGTCAAACATTTGCTCGGCAATGCCTTCAACATGAAGCAAGCCAGGAAGACCCTTTTCAGCAATACATCCGCCTGGGCAATCATCACAAACAGACGAACCGCCTGGATAAGCTTTTCTTTCAATTGCACACAGGTAGCCGTTGGCACCAAAGGCTTCAGACTTCATACCCATAGACTTGATACGCTTTTTGCGCATTCTTTCAAGCATCATCTGCTTTTCTACTTCTTCGTCGTCGGGCATTTCTTCAGACACTTCGTCCTCGTCCATGCCTTTGCCTTTGAACCCGTTTGAAGTTGAAGCAAGACCACGAGCCTTACGCTTCTTGTTTAGGGTTGCCAAGAGTTCTTTTTCTTCATCAGTCAAGTCCTCTTCTTCATCGGGCATGTCTTCCATCTCGGTTCCGTCAGGCGTCATGTGTGTGCCGTTCATGCCCTTGAAGCCGTTTGTGGTGGCGGCGAGACCGCGAGCCTTACGCTTCTTGTTTACCTGCGAGAGAAAAGCCTTCTCTTCGTCAGTCATCTCTTCTTCGTCGGTCATATCCTCTTCCTCTTCGTAGTCATCTTCCATGTTCATTCCCTTGAACTTGCGACCTTTGCGCTTTTTTAGAAGCATTCGAAGGAGGCCTTTTTCTTCATCGGTCAATTCTTCTTCTTCGTCTTCTTCTGGGACCTCAAGTTGTTCCGGTTCCATGTTGGCATCTTCCATAGCCATTGGGCCAGCAGGGCGTGCAGGACGAGGCGCAGGCATTGCTCTGTCTTCGTCTTCCATTTCCTCTTCTTCGTCCTCGGCCTCATCCACGGGGACCATCTTCATCTGAACCGGCAAGGCTCCGCACTTGCCGCACACTTTTGCGCCAGGGGTAAACCCGCATGCTGAAGCATCTACGCCTTTTGCGCACTTCAGAACTTCGCCCTCAGTGCTGACACTAAGGCTGTTGTTCATTTCGTCGTTCATATTAGATGACTCCTAATTCGTAAGTACCGTAAATTATACTCTAAACGTATCATTTGAGTAAGTATTGCGGTGTATGTGTGTTGAATGTTATTTATTTCTGCTCAGACGTTCAAGGAAAATTGCTGTTTCTGCAATTCTTTCCCAACTTCTATTAACAAGACCCGATGAATGCTTTTCATCATCCAGAGACTTAATCAAGAACGGTGCATGAAGTGGGTCTTTACTCCACTCGATAGACGCATCTTTGAATTCGTATAGTGGGTCATTGAAAACTTGCAAACTCTTTACATCGACTGCTTCTTCAGCTGCCGACTCTGCATCCGATGCTATTTCGCCCATTTCTTCCAGGACTATCTTCATCTTTGTGATGAGCATCTTTGATGCTTCTTGAGCCTTTGTAGAAGCCTCTTGCAAGGCGTTTGGCTCATCACGAAGAACCTGAAGCCAGTTGGCCAAGTAGTGGGCGTGGTCTTCTCTTGGTTCCGCAGAAAGCCCGAACATTGCAAGCAAGAATGCTGAACCAAATTCTGCAATGAGTTCTTCTCTTGCATACTCTGGTGAGCCAAACTGGTTCATGTTTTTTCTGTCAAGCCTTGACGAATGGCCGGTCCAGTGGACAAGCTCGTGAGCAAGAGTTCCATAATAGCCCTCTGGTGTCTTGAAGAGTTCAAATGGAGGCATAACAACATGGTCTTCACGAGGAGAGTAGTAAGCCCTGCTTCCGTCTCCCGTGTTGATTGTTGCACCAATTTCCTTGATTGCGTCCTCAAGTTTTCCGACTCTTTGCTCTGGAGTAAGAGCATCGGTTGGAAGCTTCAAGAATTCTTCGCGGTCAATACCCTCAACCTGGTCGAGGTTGAACACGTGTGCGGTTGTGAAATAGATACCCTTAGACTTGCGAACCTTCTTGCCTGTATCTGGGTCAATTTCATCTCCAAACATCGTTTTAGGCATAAGAATCGCAGTGGCTTTTTCACCCTTCTTTACGCTTCCGCCGAGCTTCTTCCATTGCTGGAATCCGCCCCAATGAGGAGTTGCGTAGCCCTTTTCTTCTGCTGCAAGCATGAGAGCAAAGAGGTTTCCGCCTGAGTACATATTCTTTGTAGAAGCGTTTCTCGGCATATTGCCGGCCTTGTGCCACGGTGCTTCCCACTTGCCACCATCTTTTTGTGACTTTTCAATCATGTTGATGAGATGGCTTGTGAGGTTTTGGTAGTACTCTTCTGCTTTTCCTGAAGAAAGTCTTGTGCCTTCTGGTACTCCAAAGTCAATTCCAGTTACTGGAACAGCCTTCTTTTTTCCGCCAGCCTTGCTGATAGAAGCTTCAACTTTAAGAAGTCGTCGATTTATGTCGTCACCCATTCCGTATGGACCTTCGGTCCAGCCCGGCATCGCGCTCATCATTTCTTCAAGCTGTGGATGAAGTGTTCCGAGTCGGCCGTCTTCTCCACCGATTCCGCCTTGGTATGCCTTATCGATTTTAATCATTGCAGCAGCAATTTTGTCATCTATTGCTTGCACCCAGTAGTTGTCCTCGGTGTTCCCCCACTTCTTGATTGCGTCTGCTCTTTCTCCCTTGAGTCTTTCAATCTTGGAAAGATTGTCTTCTATCTCTTCAAGTGTTTCATCCAGTTTTTCTCTTGCTATTTCGAAATGTCTTTCTACATCATCAATGTAGGAATCTAGTCGAACAAACGAATCAATCATTTCTTCAATTTCTTCCAGTGGGAATCCAGCTTTTACTAGTTCGTCTTGGTAGTCGTACACGCTAAATCCTTGAGTGTTTTTGCGATTCATTGTGAAAAGTTCGGAAATTGCTTGTCTTGTCTTGAGCGCTTTTTCAACATCTTCTAAATTTCTATGTGGAGTCTTTCTTTGAATCAGCGGCTCCCTGTCGAATCCAGGATTAGCGGGTGTTGCATCTTTTGCGGCTTGACTAATATTGCTTGGAACAAGCTTCCCGTTTTCGTCTTTGAATGGAAGGCTTTCTCCGCTTGAAAGTCGAGAAGTATTGCCTTCTCTACGAGCAGCAGCATCGTTCATAGCGTCAGCTCTTCTGCTTGAAGATGTTCTTGCTACAAACCTTTGACCTGAAGACATTCTTGGCGCACCGGGAACAGCAGAGCTAAGGTTGTCAACATATCCGCCAGTTTCGTCCTTGGGGAAAAGTTCGTCTTGACTTATTTCTGGGTATCCAGACCTTGCGAGAGCATCGTTCACTCGCCCAAGCAGTTCAGAAAGTTTAGCATCGCTAATCATTCCGTCTTCCTTCATGTCACCCTTGATGGATACGCGACCTTCTTTGATTCGCTTTTCCCATGCTTGCTTGCGGCCAAAAGAAGCAGTAATTGCCTCAATCAGAACAGCTACTGAATTGGGAACGCCTTCTTTGTTCATTTTGTCTTTTATTCTCAACAAAGCGGCATCGGAAAGCATTCTTGAGTCATATTCGGCAGCCAATGAATCAAATCTTGAATCACCAAGACTTGCCATTGCTTCTTTCATGTTCTTAAACTTTCCAGAAGCAACAAGAGCATGCATAAACTCGTCGGAAATTCCCAATTTTTTAAGGTCACTTTTTGTTGGTGCCCTTGTGACCGACAAAGGAGTCAGTCCTACTTTTGCACTAACTTCATTCATTGCTTCAATAAGCCTGTTCAGCTCTTCAGTTGAAGGTTCTGGATTTTTAGAATCTCTTTCAACCCCAAGAATGTCCATCATGTTTGAAGCAGTAACGCTATGTCCACGCTTAATCCACTTTGCTGCAAATTCCTTGTCAGCCATTACGGTTTTTTCGCCAACTCTTGCCTGAGATGGTGCTCTCGTTGGCTCTAGCTGTTCTGACCTTCTTGCGGCTCGTGGTGCTACTGCAAATTCTGAATCCACTACTGGGTTCCTGAACGAGCCACTACGAGCATTCCACTTAGGGTTGTCAAAAATTGCTTCCGAGTTAAAACGCTCTACTGGAGATTCGTAAACAGGCTCTGGTGGGTTTTTGCCTCTTGCTAGTTCAGCATCAAATTGTTCTCTTGAAAGACTGTCCCATTTTTCTTTAGACCAGTTAACCCTGCCTTGTTCGTCAAGGTCATATTCCGGGGTAGCGATATCGCTATGGCGAACCCACTTTGGAGCACCATCAAATCCCCAGATTCTTGTTACGTCCTCATTACCAAGCTGGCCAGCCTCTAGGTAATGTTTTCCTTCCTTGAGGTCGTCAAGCATGTCTGCAGCCGTTCCCGCCATGATGTATACGGGCTTGCCGTCAAGCATGTCTTGCGCATCTTTTTCTGGTATGCCAAGAATTGAAGAAATACGTTGAGCGTCTCCAATTTCGCGAAGAGTTCTGATGGCATCTTCTTCGTTTACTTCAATAAAGTCAAGAAGCCTGCCTGCGTCAACGGGCCAGCCGTTGTTTGACGAATATTCCATATCTGGATTAGCAATAATCTTTTTTGCAACTTCTGCATTAAGAATATGAGATTCCTTACCCTTTGGAACAGAACCAAGTATGCCCAGCATGTCGGACGGGATTACTGCGGTACCCGGGTCACTGTGGAACGCATCCAACGATGCGCGGACCTGTTCTCTGCTGTTGTACTTGCCGCTGCCGGTTGGAGGTGGTCCAAAGTATTCTCCAGAAGAAAGTCTTCTTTGGATTCGTGAACCCGACTCGCCATCTGGCGCAAAACGGGCTCCAGAATAGAACCTGTACGGGCGAGTGTAACCGTCGTCCGTTTGGCTATTCTCTAGCCATTTGGGGAGGTTGTTCCATTCTTGCAATGCCTCAAGGACATACTTACCAAGTGGTGCTTCTTTTTCTTCGGCAACTTCAAAAACATCTTTGTTAAAGAATTCCACAAACATTTGCGTGTCATCATCGTCTTCGCGTATTTGTTTTAACGCTTTAATTATGTCTTCTTTTGGAAGGCCTTCTAAGTCGCGTAATTGCTTATAGTATGGCTCGTATGCTGAAGGTCTTTGCGTGTTTTCAAAAATGTCTGTTATTTCTGAAAGATTTTCTGCAGTAAATTCCCATGGCGATGGAGGGTTTTGGCCCCATGTTTCATGAGAGCTCCAAAAGTCGGAAAGGAATTCATCTGTTTCTTCTGGGAAATCCCTCCATGAATCAGATATAGACCTGTAATCGTCGCTTGCCATGTCTATCCACTTATCGGAGTCGTCGTCTGGTGGGTTGTCGAGATAGAATCCAGAACCACCAGCAGAAAGTCTTTCACCAGAAGAGAATTCTGCTGCTGCAGGTCCCTCACGGCGCTTGCCTGGAATTGTTTGAGCACGGAGCCTATTGCCATCAGCAAAGTTTTGACGGTCTTCATCGCTCCATGGACGCTGTCCACGAGCACGACTGTTCTTGCCCTTGCCCTGTCTTCTTGCAATGCTTCTTCCAGAAGACAACCTGGCGGAACGAGCGTTTGGCTTCTCGTCTGCATCTGTTGTGTGGTTAAAAACCCAATCGAGTGAACCGAGGTCAATTTCTTCTTCTGCTCTAGTTACAGCAACATAAGACAACCTAAGTTCCTGCTCGTTTGGCATAACCCATTCTTCGAGTTCTTCGTCAAATTTTGGCTTTCTGAAGTCTGACCAAATTTTCACTTTTCCAGATTCAAGGCCTTTTGATGTATGTGCTGTTTGTATCTTTACATAATCGTTAGGGTCTAGCTTTTCTATGTCTTCTTTTCTTGTGAGAATATTGTCTAAAGCATTACGTAGTCCTGGTATTGAATTCTTTTCCAATAAACCATCGAGCATGTTTAGTCTGTTATTGTCCGCAGAAGCAACTTCTTTTTTAAATTCTTCGTACGTTGTTATTCCTTCAAGGTCCGCGCTGAATTCTGGCCTACTTGTCATTCTCTCTCCGCGAGAATTTGTCCAATAGGGTTCGCCTTTTTCGGCATTCTGCATCCACTCAATATTGTCAATAAAGTTTTGTAAATCTTTTTTGAAATTTGCGCTTCCGTAAACTTTCTTTTGTCCGCCACCCTCTTCAATTACTTCCATGGTTGCGGCTATGGCTCCACCATTGCTGCGACAAAGAATCATTGTTGCGTCTAAAACGCTCATTTCGGTAACAACTTCACCTGGAACATCAACACGAGAGCCGTTTTTGCCTGCTCTTGTCTTTTTTCCGGTCATGCGTTCTTTTACCCCAAGCAAAGTCAAGAACCTGTTGCCTATGCCTGCTATCTTCGCTCCGAATCTGTACGATTCGGTTATCGGCATATCGTATTCAGCTTCTACTGCATCCAAGGTTGAGCCATCAGCTCCACGCCAAGCATTGATTGCCTGATTGGTGTCACCAATGTATATTTTTTGTGCAGACTTAGAATCTTTCATCATTTTTGCAAACACAGGGTTAATATCCTGAGCTTCGTCAACCATGATTACGTTTACGCCATCAGTGCCACCAAAACTTGCAACATCTGGTTTAGTCAGTGCCCACATCTTTGTTAGATGGTTAGACTCAAGACCAAGCATTCCTTGCTTTTTTAAGTTGTCCCTATCCTGTTGCAGGTCTTCCCACATCTTGTTGGCATATTTTAATACGTTAGGCATTATTGGGCTGTCTTCAGGAATTGCTAAAGGTCCATTAAATTTCCCAGTAAAATGCTGTGGTCCTATTTTTTCGTCTGAACTTATTGAGTAAGCGTTTACGCCTTTAGCAACAATTTTGTAAATATCTGTGGGAGTTAATTCAAGTGGTGCATCACCATCTCGCGGTATAAAAGCTCCCTTGATTCCAAGATATGCTGCCTTGCCTACGTACGACCTAACCGAGTCATCCATGGACGCTTTTCCGGCTTCATACAGTTTGGTTTTTAGACCAGGCCTAAGACCTGGAGAACCACCAGCCCCTATCATGGCTTTAAACGCAATACCGTCCATCGTCATAACGGAAACATTGTCACCCATTCCGCGAGCTTCAGCATCGCTCTTGGCGTCTCTGTTGAAAACTAAATAAAGCACTCTTGCGCTTGGGTCTTGAGCGGCCAAACGATTGGCAAAACTTATTACTGTTGTTGTTTTACCTGTTGCTGCTAAAGCTCCAACTTTTACGTCAGAGCCTGTCATCATGGCGTCAATCGCATCAGCCTGTTCTGGGTTTGGCTTAAACTCGGCTTCAGGGTAATCGTATGGTACAACTTCGTCTATGCCTATTATCTTGCGAGGCTTACCAGAGTACTTTTCCAGTCTTGGACCCTTGCTTGGCCTTTTTGGGGTTGGAGCACCGGCTGATGTTGGTTTAGAACCTCTTCCAACAATCTCGGCCAATTTGGCCCACTGCGCATCACTTAGTTTTCCACGATTTCTCTCATACTGACCAACAACGCTTTCGATGAAAGTATTTCCTCGCATGACTCTTGCGCCATCGATTAAGCCTTCTTCATCTTTTCTTGCTGCTCTTTTTGGCTTTGGTGGTGCAAAACCACCAGAAGAGAACCTTTCTCCGCCGCTTTCTTCTGAAGAGAAGTCTGGGTGAAGTTGAGGGAAATCTGCAAGATATCCATCGATGTTGAGTCCGCCGTCTTCCAGGACGCTAACCATGCTTGGGTTATTTTCTGAAAGTCTGTCCTTGATTCCGTTGAAGACTGCAAGCTGTTCCCTGTCTGACATGTCATCAAATGAACGAGCTTCCGCAATATTGAACCTGCCCGAACCGCCAGAAGACAGTCTATTTCCTCTGTTGAGTGGCTTTACACCGTATCTTTTTGCATTTTCAATGTCAAGAGAGAATTTTGAACTTGTAGCACCCTTTTCCACCATCTCGGTGATGTGTTTGTCGAAAGCAATTTGCTTGAGGCGCTTTAGTTCTCTTTCGGCTGTGTCGATTATCGAACCTGGAGCCCTTGTTCCAGTGCCTTCAAGCTCCCATTGAATAGCGGTCTCAATATCAAACGCCGCCCGACCAACTTCGCTACTTCTAAAATAGAACCGGTCATTAATTTTTGCCCAGTCTTCTATGCTGAAGTCAGCAATGCTCCACTTGGGCTCTGGGGTCATTGTTCCTATTTCAACATATGGAGGTATTGCGTGTGAAACCAGTCCCTCAATCTTGTCGATATTAAAGCTTCTGTAGGCACCATTGCCATCGTCTGCGGTTTCGTCCCAGGCTCTAAAGAAGGCAATGCCTTTTTTGCTTGTCCCAAATGATTCTGGATACACAGAGCGCTGTTTACCATCGTAGGTAAAATGAAGAATGTCTTCTCTAGACGCAGCACTTCTTGCGCCATTACTGTTGTTAGCAACTGCTTCAGCTACGCGTCTTGCGTTTGAGCCTAAGTCATCAGGTCTACGAACCAAATCTTCCGCGCGCAAGCTCTCAGGTTTTGGATTTACTGCCTCAGCCCAGGAGAACTCTTCCTGCATGCTGCGGTTGGTGGCCAGTTGAAGCCCATGTTCTCTTGCTTCTTTTGCTAAATCCTGAATAGATGTTCGTTGTGTTCTGTCAGAAAGAAGCGCTTCAACGACTGCTTCGTCGATATTTGCAAAAGCATCTTCCGCATAGTAGTCATGGAAAGAGTGTCCGTAAGCGTCTCTTCCACGGAACCTTTCACCGTCTAGTGCTGAACGCGGAACACCATTTTCTACCATCCAGTCGTAATAGTTTATACCACCTGAGGAAAGACGAGAATCTTCTGCATGGCTTTCGTTCCATTGCTCGGCGTAATCCGCGAGTTCGCTTGGGGTCATTTCTGAAAGCATTGCATTTTGCTCTGCCATCTCCCTGTAGAACTTAGTGATGCGGTCTTCTTTTGCTTTCCGCCTATCTTGGGCTCTGGCAAATTGAGCCCCCCGTTCTTCCAGTTCAGCTTTTCGCCTGTCTTGGGCTCTGGCAAATTGAGCCCCCAGTTCTTGCTTTTCTTCGTCGGTAAGTTCCCTACCAGAGGAGAATCTTGGGTCCCTGTCTCTCCAGGTTTCTTCGTCCATCCAAGCGGCGTAATCGGCTGCTTCTTCTGGAGTCATGTTGTTAAACTTGTCGGTTACAGTCTGTGCGCGAGCATAGTCATCCGCCATTGCCTGCAGGTCTTCGTCAGTCATTTCTGGTTGTGACTCTAAGTAGCGGTCGTAGTCTTCCCGTGCGTCGCCTACATCTTTTTTGACTTGCTCAAGAATTGGTTCAACACTTTCTGCCCTGACATTTAGCGCGTAGGCCAAGTCTTCCGCAGTCATTCCTTCATAGTCTCCTGCAAAAATAAGCTCAGAAAAGATTGCTTCTTTCAAGTCTTCTGGGTTTTCGTAAGAATTTATGTAGTTATCTTTTCTACTTCCACGCTTAGCACCAGAAGAGAATCTGCCCATTTCGTCAAATTTTGGACCTGACGTGCTGTATCTTCCACCGTAACCAAGACCCGACTGTTGTAGCCATGCTTGGTAAGCGGGGTCATCTCCACCGTATGGACCAAATTCAGGCCTGTTTACATACAAGAATGAACGAATAGCATTCATGTATGACTCTTTGTAATTGTCAGAGTACAGGTCAGAATTAAGAACGCTGTCTATTTCGCTTGTCAATAGAGGGGTATGAGCCATGTACCAAGACTTGTAATCAACGGTCCCCTTCTTGGCGAAGAAGTCTTTCTTTGAAGGCTTTCCTGGCTTATCAAAGAACTGCATGAATTGATTAGTTTCGTTTTGGTAGTTGTCCTCGAAACGCAATTTTGCAACGTTTGTAGCAAACTCTCTTGCGCGATACCAATCTTCACTTTGCCACTTTGGGTCACCGTTGTACATCGGTACTTCAACAAACCAGCCATTGTTCTTTATGAAGGCAGCAACATCTTTTTCATATGCATCACGTTCTGCTTTTTCAGCAGATGAATCCATCCTGAGTGGATTGCGCTCAACATGGCGCATCTCCCTGAGGCCTGATGCACCTTTCTTGTCAAAATCTATACCAGAAGAGAATCTGTTGCTTTCTAATTCCATCTCTCCGGCGACTGACAGGTTGAATCCATTAGCACGCTCAAGTGCGTTTTCAAGAGCTATCTCACGCTCGTAATTGCCGCCGTCATGGTTTTTTGACATCTCTTCGATTAATGGAACTGCGCCACCAAACCTCTTGTTGTATTCTGCGTCTCCAAGGTATTCTCTCGCAATGTTTTCTGTTCCATCAGCAAAACTTAATATCTCATCATTTGCCTGTTGTAACGCATCTCCTGCTTCGTCTTCGTCCATTCCATCAAGGTCCGGCATTGTTGGCTTGGTCAGACTGCTTACTTCTGAGGCTGCGTTCTTAAACTGTGCAGCGTGTTCTGCTTGGTCTTCGGCATCCATCTCAGCAAGCATTTCGTATGCTTTTTCGAGTTCATCGTCAGCTGTACGACCATCTCTGAGCCCCTTGATTATTGGGTGGTCTTCCTCGTCGATAACACCTCTTGCAAGTAAGAAATCAGCGAGCTCCCTAGGGTCGTCTCCTGCTTCATCCTCTGCGGCATCTATCCATGTTCTCTGACCAGAGGAAAGACGTCCGAATGGGTTTTCTACAGCCGTAAACTGGGTTGAACGCCTTTCTGCTCTGCTTTCTGCTTCAGCTTCAGCATCCATCTCGGCAAGCATTGAAAATGTTTTTTCAAACTCGTCGTCGGCGGTTAAACGGTTTCTGAGCTTCTTGACTCTTGGGTGGTCTTCTTCAAGTATTCCTTGTTCAATCAAGAAATCAGCAAGTTTTTTAGGGTCATTTCCTGCTTCTTTTTCTGCAGCATCTACCCAATATCCTTCACCGGAGGAGAATCTTGGGTCCCTGTCTCTCCAGGTTTCTTCGTCCATCCAAGCGGCATAATCTGCGGCATCTTCTGGAGTCATGTCTGCAAAGTCTGCGCTTCTTTCTGCGTCAGCTTTTCTTATTTCTACGTCCTCTTTGCCTATTTCTTCGCTGATTAGTTTGTAGTTTCTTTCTGCCCACTTCTTAGCCGCGCTACTTGACGTGAAAACTTTGTCATGTTCGTATTCGTTAGCATTTTGTCCACCGTTACGTCTAGCGTCCGCAAATCTAGTTACTACAAATCCATCTTTGGAGTTGCCTTGTATTAGGTAACCACCATCAATATCCGGCGCGTCCATCTCAATGCCGTCATCAGTTTTTGTCCACTCACCAGAGGAAAGGCGCTCTGCCGAAGACGGAGTTATCTTGTCGAGACTAAAAAGCTTTCTTGCCCCAGTGTCGTCTTGGGCAGTCAAGTTCCACTTACCAGTTTTATTGTTCTTCTCAATTTTTACTGGAATTACTTCTCTGTTTTTTCCACTGTAGTCAAAACGAAGCATCTGATTGGAGCGCATTGCTGTCTGTATTGCGTCACGTAGGTTTTCGTAGTCTTTGTCGTTGGCGTGGTCTGGTTCAAGATAAGCAATTCCGCCATCAAGTTTTGCTCCAGGAGCAACTGTTCCACCGCTTCGGACATTGCTTATATAGCCAGAAGGAGTTTTCTTCTTGTTCTTCTCAAATTCCCTTTTAAGAACAGCCCACTGTTTATCGGACAAGCTACTAGGAAATGAACCCTTCAATATTTTTTGAACCAATGGGTTGGAACTATCCTTGACGACGTCAAGAATTTCTTTTTTCTCGGCTTCACTTAAACCTGACCCGCCGTACGTTGCTGTGGATTCTGGGAATCTTCTGCCACCGCCGCTGCCACGTTCATTTCTAATTATTCGGAAACCGTCTCTTGTTGCGTCATAGATGCCATCTCCGTCTTCTTCATCAAATGATATTTCCATTTGACCGTCCGACATTATGACGCGCCCAGAAGAAAGACGAGTTTCAGATTGACGTGCTGCTGCTCTTTCTCTTTCAAGTTTTTTGGCTTGCTCGACGGCTTCTTTTCCTACTGGGTTTGTAGCACTAGCACCTCTTGCCTTATCCATTTCCCGTTGCTTAGCAAGGTCGCGAGCACGTGAAGAATCATCTCCGCCAGAAGAAAGTCTTGTAGCCTTCTTTGGAGCTTTAGGGGCTTTAGGTGTCTTTGGAGCATCGATTGAGTTGGGTCCACTTGGTGTTGGGTCCGGCTGGGACAGAGACATGCCGCGACCGTCTGTAAGGCCTTCACCTACAATGCCGTTATTGTTCCTGTCCGGTGCGGTTTTTGGGTCCCACATCGTTCCGTCGGCGAGTCTTACTACAGCTCCACGGGAACCAATTCCTCGACCTCTTGATGCGAGGTTAGGATTTCTATCACGCCTATTTTTGCCAATGTTTGGTCTATCTACCGCACGGCCAACCATGTTGCCGATACTGCGCAACACACCCTTTGTGGCAATGTCCATTGCGTCAAGGAACTCGTTATCAAGAGACTTAACAACGATGCCGTCTTCAGTAACAGTTGCATCAACTCTGTAGTAATCAAGAATTGGGTCAATTGCTTGCTTAACTTCAAATGCGTTGTTTATGTCAACGGGGATTATGTATGTCGACTTCTCTTCGATAATCTTTTCAAGATTACTGATGACATTGTTGAGCGTAGATATATCAACTTGTTGAGCTGGTATCTGCTGGTTAAAACCTACCCAGGAAAAGTCATCAAACGAAATCAAAGATTTTCCAGTATCGAACCCGCCGAACTGTTGAGGCATTCCTGGCATTGTTGGGATACTTGACTCTGGAGTTGGCTGTGTGTTTATCTTCTCTGGCTTACCAAACATGAATTCATTGTTTGCATAGTTGAAAGGAAGTTTATAAGTACTAGAAATTCCATCAGTAGTAATTCTGTCGAATACAACTATGTTTTCTATTACGGAACGAACAATAATATTTGAACCAGTCCTGTCGACCAATTCTCTTCTAATTGCTACAAGCATTGGGTTTTCCGGCATTGATGGAACTTCTGGCTTCACGGACTCTCTTGGGGCGGTTGGTTGTGTTGGTTTTGATACAGAAGGCATTCCTGGTCCACCAGATGGCATCACCATTGGCATTTGCGCAGGCATGCCCATTGGCATTCCGGGTCCACACTTTTCATCTGTGGTGGACGCAATCGTCTTCAACGCATCTAAAACTGAAGAAAGCTCATTTATGTTGAGGCCGTCGATAGATGGTTGTTCGTTTACTAAAACTGTTGATGACTGGTCTTCGGACTTTATTGAAATTGTTCCTGTCAGCTGGTTGGCACCATGAAGAACTGGAGAAACTTCGTAAAGCTCAACTTCATACAGAATGTTTGCTTGCATCTGTGGGTCAAACTTGGCATTAATCGTCTTGTAGCCGATTGACCATTCTTGTTCTTCGCCAAAAAATGCCACATTTGCAAAAGCCTCGCGGCCCTTTTCTGACTTCAAGTTGAACTGAACGCGGGCATACAAGCCACCAATTCCGGCAGCCTTCATTTTGTTAGGAAGACGAGGGTCACTTGGCTGAACCTCATACATATCAAGGACTTTACCGATTGGGTCGTTCCAGTTATGACCCCAAACAACGCGAGGCTTACGCCTAATTAGGCTCTTGCCAAAAGCTCCAGGGGCGCAAACATCGCCGACTGAGTCCTTGTTACCAATACCTGCGACAAAACATTCAACGATGCCTTCGGCTTCGTCAAGATTCACCATTCCTTGCGGTGCAGCCTTGTACTGAATGTCGGAATTTTTCTTAGAAGAGGGCATGTGGCTCCTTGTGTATTCTTCGATAATAAACGACAAAGACTGCACTAAACGGTAAGTATTCAGGTTTTTCGCATTGTTTACTAAAACCAAATACTAAAACTATCCTGTGATGTACTTCCCGTACATCCACGCCCTGCGAGCTTCTTCTTCGGCAATTTCAGGAATTCTCTTTGCGAGCACGTTTGTGTACAAAGAAACAATGTTTGACCTGAAGGCTCCAGCTCTCTGGTCTTCGTCAGCGACATTCATGGAAGAAAGCATTAACGAAGTTATTTCATCGGTCAAATCTTGGTTAAGACTTTTTATTCTTGCCATTTGAGAATCAACCTGAGCAATAATGTCAGATTCCATGGTGGAGTTTTTTGCAGACTTCTTTCCCATAGGGGAAGAAGCTTTAAACGACTCTTTGACGATGGCTGTCACGACCGGCTTGATGTCTTCATCAAACTGTCTATCCCATGTATCCGTTGGGAGAACAGATGGGATGTCTAGGGTTCCGGCAAACAAAGCTTTCTTAGCTTTTGCTCCACTTGATTTTTCAAGAACAACTCTTTGCTGTCTTTCCAAAACTCTTTCCATGCTTCTGACAAGAATCTCTTCCCATCTTTCCATCTCTAGTTTTTGAGAATCAAATTCCGTATCGAGGGACTTTGTTTCAAGTTCGGAAGACTCAGCACTTGTTGCACCCATAGGCATAGGTTCTGCGCCCGTCATCATGCCGGGAGGCATGCCTGGAATTGGGGACTGAGCCAGTTCCCCGCCAGGAGGAACGGTTGAGCCAACTTCTGCAAGTGCTCCGGCCATTGTGTTTGGGTCCACAGGTGGTTGTCCGGGCGCTGGAGGCATCCCTGGCATCGCTGGGGCACCAGGTGGCATGCCAGGCATTCCTGGCTGTCCTGGGGCTCCAGGAACTTGAACCTGGGACGGTTCTTCCATCTTCTTCTTGGTGTTAGAGATTGGGATGAGGTTTGGATTGGCAAGCAACGAGTCAGCCAAATCGCTTTCGGTTTCTTTACGACCTGAACCAATTCGGTATTCATTGTTGCTGATTAGTCCTGCATTGAACTCATCCATCAAGTAGCGATGACGCTCCTGCTCGTACAGCATCAAAATGGGCACTTGGTCCACGTTAAAGTCAACGTAGTTATCTACGTCAAGTTCGTCTAAGGCACGAGACAAAATTTCCAAGTGAGGAAGCATTGTTTCCATCCAAAAGACTCGAATCTCTTCAGAAGCATTGCTGAAAGTTCTTCCTGCAGCGTTTCCGATTACGGATTCAGGAACACCAAAAGAAGCAAGGATTTCTTCTTTTGTGAGCTGACGCATTTGGATATAGGCGGCATCTCGTGGGTTGGCCGAAGTGTCAATGTAATCAACACCTTCATCGGAAGAGATTACCGAGGTGTATCCAACACGAGACAAGTTTCCACGGAATCTGCTTCTTAGTTCTTCCTTGTCATCGTCATCTATTTCTCCCTTGAGAACAAGAAGACCACCAGGTCTTCCGTCATTGAGCAAATAGTTTCTGTTGTAAAGCTTTGCCAAGTTTTCTATTTCAATGGCTACTCCACATGCTTCAAGTGGTGTCAACGATAGATACGGGTCAATTGGGTGCGGTCTTCTTACCCAGCAAACATCTTCCGGTTTTAGAAAGATTTTGTTTCCAGTTGGCATCTGAACTTCATATCCAGAAACAAACTTTTTTGGGTCAGGGATTGGCGAAGTTGATTGAGGCGGGAGAAGGTTGAGGCCAATAATGCCCCCGTCTCTACCTCTCACTTTTTCGATAAAAGCACCTCTTGTGCCAAGAAGAAGCTGAGCAGAAAGTCTGTACCTAAAGATGTAAGAGTTCTCACCAATGTTTGACTTGCTGTTCAAAATGTTAAGCAATGGTACTTTTTTGGCTTCTTTTATGGAAAGTATTTCTCCGTGTGGGGAGTTATCTTTTCTGAGAATAATAGGAAGCCTGGCTTGGTTTCCGGCAATGGCATCAATACACCTAGATACCCATGTGACCTTCTGCATACCCTCTCTGTAGGCGCGCTCAATATCCCATGAGTCCCTGTACGGTTTGCCTGCATATCCAGGGTTTTGTGCTACTGGAGCACCTGGGCCAATGTCTTTTTGCGCTTGGTTATTTAGCGACTTGTTTGTAGAAGGATTCCACGCCATATTTTTTTTTACTCACGACCTAATAGAAAACCAAACAAGCCACATGTAGCCCCTCCGACCAGTAAACCGGCTGGGGGGTATATAAGTGCTGCACCAATACTAGATAGTATTATAAATGAAACCATGAAAAAATAAGCGAACAATGACCTGTTTAGCCTACTTTTGAATCGTGACCACAAAATTTTCATATGCTGCCAGACTAGCGCATTAGAGTACCATCAGGTCTAACAAAGCCGGAGATTATAAATGTCAGAACCACAAACTAACTGGGAAAGTGTTCTTGAATATCTTCAACCGAAGATGTCTGACTACTGCCCAGAAGAGCCGTCTCTGCCTCAGAAGGTATTCCTGAGAACCAACGGGCTGGAAGCCCTGTTCGGTGGGGCAGCAGGTGGTGGAAAGTCTTCCGCACTGCTTATGTCAGCCATGCAGTTTGTTGATATCCCTAGCTATTCAGCAATTCTTTTCCGTCGTACATTTGCTGACTTGTCTCTTCCTGGAGCCTTGATGGACCGCTTTAAGTCATGGATGTCCAACTATGACGATGTTCATTGGAATAACAACAGTTTTGTGGCAACTTTCCCATCTGGGGCAAGAATTTCCTTTGGGTACCTAAACAACCAGTCCGACTACCTTCGCTATAAGGGTTCTGAATTCCAGTTTATTGGGATGGACGAAGTCACCGAAATCCGTGAATCCGACTACCGATACATGTTCTCCCGTCTACGCCGACCCAACTCTGGACCCCTTTCCGAGGTCCCACTCCGAATGAGGTGTGCATCCAACCCTGCCCCGAACTGGGTTAGGCAAAGGTTTATCGTGGAAGGGATTTCTGAAGGAAGAATCTTTGTCCCCTCAAAACTGACCGACAACCCCGGAATTGACGCAGACTCATACCGTCAAGCCCTGCAGGCTCTTGACCCTATTGAGCGTAGGCGGCTTGAAGAAGGCGACTGGTGGAGCACCACTCTCGGAAGCTTATTTGAGCGAGAATCCGTCATAATTATTGACCAATCAGAGGTCCCAACAATCTCAAATACGGCAAAAGTCGTCCGTTTTTGGGACCTTGCAGCCACCGAGCCAAGCGCAAACAACCCCGACCCTGACTATACGGTAGGCACGCTAATGATGTTTGACCAGGGAATTGCTTATGTCATGGACGTAAAACGGGTGCGGGTTAAGGGCGAAAAGGTAGAGCAACTGATTGCACAAACAGCCTACGAAGACGGCCTAGATACCCCAATCTTGATGGAAATGGAGCCTGGCTCTTCCGGAAAGGCCCTTGTGGACCAATATGCCAGATATGTACTTCCTGGCTACAACTTCACTGGGATTAGGGCTACTGGAGACAAGGTAACCAGGGCTCGTCCATTTGCTGCCGCTATGGCTAACGGCAACGTCCGCGTGGTCAGGGGGCCGTGGCTTACTCATTGGCTTGATGAGTTCTCGTCATTCCCCGAAGCTTGCGACCATGACGACCAAGTCGACTCTGCTGTAGGAGCTTTTACACATTTGGCAGGTTTGGGGTTGCAACAGAGAAGAAGAATTGCTATCGTCATTTAGTACTGGGAGACCAGTTACTAGATAGGACGGTATTAAAAGTGTCTTTAGACAAAATTGCAAAACTCCGACTTCTGATTATTGATTTAGAAGCAGAGGTCATGAAAACCATTGATGATGGTGCAACTCTTGAAGAAGCGGGAAACATGCTCCTTCAGCTAAATCTAACTAAACGCGATATGGGTATTGTGTACGACGCAGTTGCCCATCGTTTTGGAGAAATGATGGATATGGAATCAGCGGTTCCACTCCCTGGCAATGCCGTCATTGAGAAGAAGTCTTCTTATGAGCGTAAGGCGTGGCAACACAAGGACATCGCTAAGGCAGTCATTAATAGATTGCGCCAAATGTCAGTTGACATGGATACTGGTGAAGTTGTAAAATCGCCAGAGGAAATTGCAATGGAACTAATGACCTATTGCGCTCCTTCTTACTGGAGAATTAAAGAGCTCAACAACATCGGCATCAACCCGGACATGTACTGCGAAACAGGCGTACTAAAAACAAGCATCATCGTCAGAAAGGGCGACACAGAATGAACACCAACATAACCCAACTATTAGCAGAACCATTTCCACGTGAAATGGAAAAGATTCTCAAGAAAGGTGGGGCGTCTCTCACTTACATCCCCGTAAGTGAAGTGATTACTCGCCTCAATAAAGTCCTAGGAATTGACTCATGGTCGTTCAATATCCTCTCTTGCGACAGAGACTCTCTTGACCCTGAATACATTGTTGCCCATGTTCGTTTAATATGGCACACTGACGCAACTCGTCCAGAATGCACCATTGTTCGTGATGGGTTTGGTGGACAAAAAATCAAGCGCACCAAGGCTGGCGATATTGTTGACCTTGGTGACGAGATGAAAGGTGCTGTTTCTGACGCACTCAAGAAAGCCGCCCAGACTCTTGGTGTCGGCCTTTACCTCGCCCGCAGTGAAGAGGCAATGGACGTTGAGGAAGCAATGAGCATCTCTCCAGCAGAGCAAGTACGCCTTGATAAGTGGGACCAATTTGCAGGACTTGCAAAGGCTCTTAACGCCGACCAAAAAACAGAACTGAACGAGTTTTGGGAACAACATGCTGGCGGTCGCCCTAAGCCAACAAAGTCAAACGCAACAGACCAAGACCTTGATGACTTGATTGCTGAAATCGTTCGTATTCAGTTCGGTGGCACTCTTGTCTCAGAGTGAGTTAACACCCCCTCCTCACCTTTCTGCTTCTTCTATTGGAACATTTCATCAGTGTCCACTCAAGTTTAGATACAACAAAATTGACCAAATTCCGGACGTTTCAGGTGAAGCAGCTGTCATGGGCAATTTTGTTCACGATGTTCTTGAAGAACTTTACAAACTACCCGCAGAACAAAGAACTCTTGACAACGCCAAGTTTCTTGCTAAGCAGGTATGGGATGAAGTCTGGGTGGACAGAGCAACGGAATCAGTAAATAGCGAAAAAGAAATTCGTCAGTTCAGGTGGCGTTCGTGGTTCTGTATTGAGAATCTTTGGATTCTTGAAAATCCACAAGAACTTGAGCCCGGTGGTCTTGAATTTGAAGTTGCTGGAGATATCGAGGGTGTTGTTATTAAGGGATTCATTGACCGATATTCAACACACGGAGACGGTGAGTCGCTCATTGTGAGTGATTACAAAACCGGCAAAACCCCCCGACCTCAGTATCAAGCAGACAAGTTCTTTCAACTTTATATCTATGCGTACATGCTGGAAAAGATGGGCAAAGGCACAGCAAAAGAACTAGAACTCCTGTACCTGAAAGACGGAGTAAGACTTAAAAAACACGTGACAAGTCGTGAATCAAAAAACATGATTGAACACGTTATTGATACAAAAAAGCAAGTGGACGAATGCTGTCGCACTGGAGAGTTTGAAGCGAGAAAATCAATACTCTGCAACTGGTGCAGTTATCAGGAAATTTGCCCAATGTTTGGTGGTAAGAAATGATTGATGAAGTCACTTTTGCTCAAATGGTCGCTGAAGAAGTTAAAAACAAGCTATCCCCTACTCAAAGAGACATGCTGACCGACCCTGAAAACTGGAGTAGATGGAAGGACCACCTGCAGGCTCTTGTTGACAATCTTGACGACCAAATAGGCGACATTGAGTATGACAACCAGTCGGACATCGAACGGTTTGAGTCAATGGGTCGCGATGGAAAAATTCTTGCTCAAGAAGCATCCAAGGCTTACGAAGCTAGAAAGAAGAAAATTCTTCGTTTTAGATTTCACGTAAACAAACGCCTAGATGAAGTATCAGCAATGATTGATACGGGGGAGGCTCCTGAATCAAATGGCTGGCAGGAGATGGAAACCCTTAAGAAAGCAATTATCAAACATCGTGCTCTTTTGCGTGAGTTTGAACTTGAAGAGACATCTATAGACAGGGCCTTGTGGGCGGTTCTTAACAACGAGTGGCTATTTGACCTAATCGATGAATCAAGCCTTTTTCCAGCAGAGTGAACCGTAAGCCAATAAAGCGGTCAGATAAACCGCTAAAAAGAACACCATTAAAAAATTCTTCCAAGAAGATAAATAATCGTTCTAAGAAGACTGAAGAAAAGTACAAACTTCGCAGGCCGTTAGTTGAAAAGCTTTTAGGAGAACGCCCGTGGTGTGAAGCCTGTCCTGTCTTTGCTCAATACGACGAACTTGCTGTCTATCAGCAAAGACCATCATCGGATGTTCACGAACTAGTGAGACGCTCGCAGGGTGGCTCCATTCTTGACGAATCAAACCTTATGTGTGTCTGTCGTCCTTGCCATACCCGCATAGGAAACTATCCTCAGCTTGCTTTTGACCTTGGACTATCCAAGCACTCTTACGATTCTTGAGGACCGACAGAGCCAATACGTGGTTGTATTCGGTCGTTATTGGTAGGATATATTTCTCGCAATTTTTCACCGTCTGCTGTAGTGACTGCACCACCATGAAGAACTAGTCCAGGGCTGAATCCGTAACAGGCGTTAACGACATCGCAGACGCCAAACATCATGACAGAAAGTCGCCTGCGACGCCATTTTTCGGCTGTAGTTATTTGCTGAATCATTGGGTCGCCAGCACGCCAATTAATCATGGCTGCCCACGTGGACATGTACTCCTTTTCAAGAACCCGAGATGCTTCCGCGCCCTCTAATACGGTCCCCCATGGGTATCTGTCGTCTGCAAATCCAAGAAGAATTAAATGAGCAGGCTGAATATGTCGACCATCAAGAAGTACAAACCAAAGTTTAACTACTTCTTCTTCTGACCCGAAAACTTCTTCGCGGTAATACTTAACTACCAAACGGCCTTCTGCATCAACTTCACCCCAGCCCCACTCAGTCAGGTCTTCGGTGGGAAGTTCTTCGTTGTTCGTGTACCACCTTTTAGGGGGCGGAGTCATGCCAGCAGAAAGCCAACGAATATCAAAGAAATTATCGCTTAATTTGTTTCCAGTATCAAGCGCAAATGTTGAGGGTAGTTTTGCCATACGGCAAGACTAGTCGTTCCACCATGCCGTCCATGGCTTGGCTGTGGCGGATAGCGCCTCTACGTCATGAATGCCAGTGTAAGCAACCGAGATTGTGACTTTCCCTTCATTGTTGTAGTCCGTCCAGTCCCCATCGTCGTTGTAGACGAACAACTGCAACATCTCGTCAGTGTTCATAATTGCAACATCTGCGAGGTAGGTATTGGCGTTGTACTCGCCCTCGCTCCAACTGCTGTTTGTGGCTTGGGCTTTATCAATAGGCGCTACAGCGGTACTGCGAAGACTTGGTGCGGAGCCAAATATGCCACCAGATGTAGAGAATGCGCCGATTCTTCCAGCAGCGTCATCAGGGTTTCCAAGCCACATTGTTGGCTTTAGGGTTTCGTCAATGTTGCCGTCATATCCTGCATCGTTGAATACACTCATTAAGTCTGTTGGGTTATCGTAAATTCCGTGCTGTGTCTTGGAGTTCTTAGACTTAAATGCCGCAAGACGCAGCAATCTTTCGGTTGTCTCAAGGTCTACGCTCACGTCCCCGCCTTCACCGTTCAGGGTATGCCAAAGACCCCATCCGTCGCTTGGTGCCTGAGTGGTAAACCAGATTTTCTCAATCTTCACACGAAACGGGAAAGACACATTCAAGAAAGACGGGTCGCTCTGCCTTACGGTCCAGTCGTAATTGACAATTGATAATGGAATAATTCCAGACATTTTTTCTCCAATAGGTATTAGACAACAAAAATATTATGACATATTTTAGGACATGAAAAAAGCGCCTTTTTACAGGCGCTTCAATCATTTTTGGTCAATTTTTAATTAACGGCCTTCTTGAACCGTGAAAGCAACTGTCATGTTTGAACCTGCGGTACCAGAACCAACAGCTGAAACGTCGAGGCTGATGAGGTCACCGGCCACGAAGTCAGTGTTGGCTGCTGTGAGTGTGCCCGCATCGGCGTATGCGCCTGCTGCGATTGAGAAGGATGCTGCGACGTCTGTGCCAACCTTGAGGTCTGCGGTGAGTGCTGAACCAGCGGCTGCGCCGACGACTGCAACATATGCTCCAGTGATTCTGCCGTTGAAAGGCAAAGCAACCGAAACCATGCTTGAGGTTGAAAGTGTTCCGGGGATTCCAAGAACGATTGTTGTTGGTGCAAGTGCTGCTGTTGACATGTTTTCTCCTAGTTGAGGGGGGTTATAGATAAATAATAACACGGGATAGTTTTTATTATTTGAATTATTCAGACAATTATTTATTGTTTGCTTATCGTTAACTCATGTATTCTTGACTCCAGGTACCTACAACTCGCTGTCAGAAAGGAAAGGACGGTGGTCAATGTCTAGTGGCCTAACCACGGCAATCCGGAGATTAATTTTTTAACTTCTCTACAACCGCCAGTCTCTGCAGGACAGGCGGTTGTTTGCTGTATGAGCACTGTTTGTGATTGTTGTACAATTGTTTAACACAAGAGATTTGTGACCGTTATAGGTGAAGGTCGGGTAGGACGAGTCCTGCCCGATTTTCATGTAGTAGGGTCTTTTTGTGCCCGAATTAAAGCTAATAGGACTAGACCTTTCACTGACTTCTACTGGCGTTTCAATAAATGGTAAAACTTCGGTTATTTCCACAAAGGCCAAGGGCCCTGAAAGACTTTCCTACGTAAATAAAACGATTCTTCAGCTATGTCTTGACGAAGAAATCAACTGCGCTATTATCGAGGGGTACTCGTTTGCGTCACGCAACTCACAAGCCCACAGTATTGGAGAGCTCGGCGGGTGCATAAGGATGACTTTTTGGGAATGTGGGATTACTTACGTGGAAATCCCTCCCACTTCTAGGGCAAAGTTTGCTACAGGAAAAGGCAACGCTGGAAAGACGGAAGTGATTTCTGCAATATCTTCCAAAACAGGCATGGTCTTTTCTGGCTCCGGCGCAGACGACGAATGTGATGCATGGATTCTTGAACAGATGGGGCTTGCATATTTAGGAAAAAGCCAATACGATTGGACGGCAACACAACTATCGTCTCTAGAGAAGATAGATTGGTCAGCAATGGATAATATAAAGGACTCAAGTGCAAAATAGAAACAATCCAATTAGTCAGGTTGATATCGAAAACGAGCTTCTTCGCTTGATAGGAATGCTAGAAGAAGAAACAGAAGCTTTTGAAGTTCTTGCTATAGACAATGCCAAGAAAGAGGCGCTTCACAAGTCCAATTGGGCCAAAGAATACCTATCAGCAAAAGGCTCAATCAAGGAACGTGAAGCATGGGCAGACTACAAGTTGGACGAATCTTCATTTGATTACAAAATCTCTGAAGCGCTTGTTAAGTCAAAGAGAGAAAAACTTCTATCGCTACGCACATCAATTGACGCAATGAGAACCCTCAACGCAAACGTAAGGCACCAAGTATGAGTAACGGTATCCATCCGTCACTAATCGGTATGGCGGTAGACATAAACACACTTCTGCCACTTGAGAAGAACCCAAGAATTGGAGACGTTGACGCAATTACTGCTTCCTATGCGGAGTTCGGCCAAGTAAAACCCATAGTTGCCAAAAGAAACGATGATGGAACGGCAACTGTAATCGCCGGTAATCACCAGTTGGAGGCCGCCAAGATTCTTGGATGGGACCAGATTGCTGTTATTTATCTTGAGGGCGATGATTCTCGTGCTGTTGCATTTGCGCTTGCCGACAACAGGACTGTTGAGCTTGGTTACTCTGAACCAGAAATTCTTTATGAACTAATCAGTTCAGTGAGCGATTACTACCCAGAGCTACTAGAGGGCCTTGGTTGGGACGAGTTTGAGATTGCCGAATACGAGCAAGAGGCTTACAGAAACAGTAGCGAGATGTCGACTAGTGGCAACTATGTTCCTCCGGTGCTTATTGACAGAAACGCAGAGATTCAGGGTTTCAATGACGTACCTGAATTGCGTCCACAAGAGTTTACCGTTACCAGAGACAGCGAAGGCGAGAACAGAATCGTTGCCCCTGCTTCTTCTGACCAAAATGACATAGCCGTTCGTGGTTCAACAATGGCTGCAGGTGCTGGCCAACAAGCAGTGGTTCAGTTCACGCTTGTTTTTGACAACCCTGCCCAGCAGTCTCGTTGGTACGATTTTATTCGCTGGCTGAGAAGCGATGTTTCGATTGTTGGAAACACAACCGCAGAACGGTTAATGGACTTCATTGGCCAACACTCGGAGATTTAATGAGCGTCTGGTCGTGGGTGCTTGGAACTCTTGGCGTTACTGGCCTTTTAATCGCCGGCAATAGAGTCTGGTGGGGCTGGTTAATAAACTTAGCTAACGAGATTCTTTGGGTTGTTTATGCAGTTAAAACAAAACAATATGGCTTTATTTTGATGGCTGGTGCATATGCGCTTGTCTATGCAAGAAATGCTAGAAACGGATGGAAACATAATGAGTCCTGAAGAAGCAAAAGAACTAGAAAAAATAACAGCTGAACGCGATGAACTAAAACGCATCGTAGATGAGCTACGCGCCGAGGTTAGTCGGCTCTCACAGATTGCAAAATACTAATGACTAGACAAAGAATGTTTCTTGACATGAGCTGCATTGATGCAGCCCGCCAAAGAATTAGGCACGTCTACGACACTTTTGATACCGTATGTGTTCAGTTCTCTGGAGGAAAAGATTCCTCTGCGGTTATGTATCTTGCTAAAGAAGTACACGAAGAACGCGGTCTTGGACCAGTAAAAGTTATTTTTCGAGACGAGGAAATGGTAAGCCCTACAACTATTGAGTATGTAGAAAAAGTGCGGAACTACGACTGGGTTGACATGGAGTGGTACTGCCTCCCTTACCCTGCAGAAATTTGGGTTCTCGGACAGAGGGTTACTACAGTTCTGTGGAGCAACATGCGTAAGAACCAGGGAAGACTCGTAAGAGACATCCCGCCTTGGGCTATTACGGGTGAAGACTTTGGTCTAACCCACGATGTATCTCTTCCAGAACAGACCGACTACTACACCATGCAGGGCAAGAAGGGGAATGTTGCCTTCATCACCGGCGTTAGAGCAAGCGAGTCAATGGTTCGCTATAGGTCCTGCGTTCAGAAGTTGCATGAGAACTACATCGTTACTCCGTACAAACTCAAGACCGGAATACCAATGAAGTTTGCCAAGGTTATTTATGACTGGAACACAAACGACGTATTTAAGTTTTTGATTGAAGAACACGGTTCTGAGTACTGTGAGTATTACGACCTTGCTGCCCAGACGGAAAGTAACACAAGAATCGGTATCCCACTCCACAGCATTGCTATTCGCAGGATTGGTGATGTGGTTGCTACGGAACCAGAGTTTTACGACAGGCTTGTGGAGTGTTTTCCCCACATCGATGCTCAACGCAGGTGGTGGCCAGAATTTGACATTGAAAAACTTATTAACGAATACTCGGGATTGGGTTTAGAAGGTGCTTCAATGTTTATTGAAGACTACCTAGTTGGCGAACGCAGACAAATGGAAGCAAAAGCATACGTCTCTAAGTTTCGCAAGAAGCATCTAGAAGACCAACGTGCTTACCCAATCAGTCTGCTAATTAGAACTCTTGTTCTCAACGAAATAGATGGTGGTTCACCTTCTCCTGTTGGGCCAAGAACTAGAGCATACACAGTAAGAAATAATGACGAAGAAATGGAAACAACATATGAAGTATGAGATAGAGGAAGTTGACCCATCAACACTTATCGTCCCACCATGGAGAGCAACCTACATACTGAGACCAGACCTTTTAGTGCTTTCTGCGTCTTTGCTCGATTTTGGTTTTATTCAACCAATCCATGTATCTGCTAGAACCGGAGAAATCATTGATGGCTCTGAGCGCTATTTGTTGGCTACAAATGTCAAGCAGATAATGGAAATAATTGGTAAAACAATCCCGGTCATAAAGCATGATGTTGGGACCATGGAGGCAATGGAGATGCATCTTCGACTAAATAGAGGAAGAGGCTCGGTAGTGGCCAAACCTATGTCATCGATAATTAAAAAACTTGTCAGGTCTCGAGCCGCTACTGAAAAAAGCCTAGAAAGAACGTTATGCATGAAGGGAAATGAATATTCTTTAATGATTGACGGCACAATATTGAAGTCAAGGAATATCAAGGAATATACATATTCAAGAGCATGGGTGCCAGTAGAGGCTCCTCCAGGGACGCTTGATAAGGGTCCAGTGATTGAATCACCACCGAATAGCGACAGGTAGTTTTTGGCGCGGGTATTTAATTCCGAATTAGCGCCATATGGTAAACTTCTTTAAAATGTTTCTCAAAGAAGTTGGTTGATTATGCCCAGAGTAAGATACGGCCCGGACATTACGGACGACGCAGACTCCCTACTCCTCGACGCAAGCCGAATCAAGAACCAGCTCAACAAGGCTAAGGGTGAAAAGGCCAGAGCAGCTCTCATCAAAGAAAGAGACTTGCTAAATCAAGCAATCAAAGACATTTTTGGTTCTCGTGCCAATGCTAGAAAATTGCAAAAAGAATCTACAAGACTGCAAGGGTATCTATCTCCTTCAGAAATTAGAGCCCTTGGCGTAAAGTCAAACAAAAAGATTAAAGGCAAAGGAGTGCTTGGTCTTGCAAATTCTCCGCGTGGCAGCCAGCAGATTGGTCGCAAAAAGGGCTACAAGGCTCGCGCTAACCCAATTAACGAAGCTCTGTACAAGTCGGCAACAGAGAGGGCAAAATCCTCAGCCATTCTCAAGCAGGTAAAGAGGCAGAAAACCGCTGCTGAAGCAAACAGAAAAGCATCTAAATCTAAAGCTAAAAAAGTGCAGGCAAAGCAAAAGTCGGCAGCAAAGAAGGCTACGCCAACTAAGAAGGCTGCTCCAGCGAAGAAGGCTGCTCCCGCCAAGAAGGCTGCTGCAAAGAAAGCTCCCGCCAAGAAGGCTCCAGCAAAGAAAGCCACACCAAAGAAGAGGCGCTAAATCGGTCTTTATGACTGATTAACGCCTAGTGGAGGTATCAAGTGCTAGTAACTCAAGCAGACCTTATTAACTACATGGACATAAAGCTGTCCTTGCGTCAGCAGGATGCAGCCGAGATGATTCTTGCAGGTCTCCAATCAGAGATGGAAGCTCATCTTGGTCGACCTATTGAGGTGGTGGAATTCGAGGAAGATTACACTGTAGAAGGTACATACCACGGCGTTCCTATGGGTACCTTCTTGTCGGCCCCACCGCATAGCTACACGGACTCGTTTGTCCAGTCAAATATGGTAGATAGCACAACATGGGCAACCCCTCCAAGCACTATCTATTTCCGCAATTCGCCTGTTGTAAACGTGTCCGAAGTAGTAGTAAAACCGCTAAACGGAGAACCAAGAACCCTCATTGTTGAGCATGACTATGTTGTGCGCAGGTTTGGTATTGACTACTTTTACGCCCTTGATGGTGACGTAATTACAGTTACTTACACTGCAGGCCTGGATGGTACAAATATACCAATGTTTAAGCTTCTTATCCTAAGAGCGGCTTCCAGGGAGATGCAGAACATGCATGACGATGTTGTTGGCCTCAAGGACATAACAACGCGAAATGTCGGACCTCTGGTGACTGGATTTTTGGATACTGAACTTATGTCTCTGAGGAAGTACAGCCGAAGAAGAATTGCATAACAATGTCGGCACCAGTAAGAGTAGACATTGAGGTCAGGATTGAAAAAGTCCAGAACTTGGTTGCAGACATCCAAGACAGGATTACCGATGCTAAGCCTGTTTTTAGGTGGGCACACCAGGTCCTAAAGAAGACATTTGCAGAAAACTTCACATCACAGGGGCTTCCTGTTGGTGGATGGTCCCCGCTTGACGCTGAATACGCCTCATGGAAGGCCAGGGAGCTCCCAGGGAGACCAACGCTTGTCCGTAGCGGAGAGTTGTTTAAAAGCCTCTCCGAGCTATCTGACCCCTCTGTGAACCAAATAAACAAACTAAGTGCTACGTTTGGAACTGGAGTGAAATATGCTCCGTTCCATCAGACCGGAACACCAAACATGCCAAAACGCCAAATTCTTTTTATCCCGCAATCCTTTGTCAGTGAATTTGCAGAAAAACTAGCAAACTACATTGTTGAAGGTAATGAAGGGTTGACAGCATAATGCCTACAGTTCCTGGATATCCATTAATGCATGGCGCTCAGTTTGCCAAGCAGTATGTAAATAATTACCTTTCAGAAGATGTTCCTGTAAGAATTATTGATTACCGCAACGGTTGGAATGTTGACGACATTACCCTTCCGACCCCTGAGGGGTTCACAACATACGAGCCGTTTGCTATCGATACATGGCCGCTTGTTATCACTGTGGTTATCTCTTCTACGGCTTTTAACCGTATTGGATTTGATGGCCCAGACCCTCTTTATAGGGTTTCATACTCAATGCGCACCTATGTTTGGGTAAAAACAGAAGGCTCAGAAGAGTGCACAATAATGCGAGACAGGTTAACAACCGTTCTTAGGTCGGCCCTTCTTGATTACCCATGCCTCAAGGCTTATGACGAAAGAACATCTTTTAGGGCAATGATTGACGAAGGTTCAATTCGTGAAGAGTTTTCCGATTTAACACTGCTTAAGGGCGACAGAATCATGGCTGGGGCATATATTTCCTACAATATGGAGATAGATGAGGTAGTTTCTCGCAAGCCAATCGGCGTTGTGTCAAGCATTGATTTAGAAATAGAAGCCAGTGGAGATTCATCCGCGCCACTTCCTATTTTGTAACTTGTTATGTCGTATTCTATTTATACAGCATTCTTTTTAACAGTTGCAATAATCAACACGAAATCATCTGTACAATATAAACCGTTGGCGGCATTGTCACTCAACACGAACCACAGGAAGGTCTTATGCCAGGCGTAGTAATCTCCACAGCAGTCAGAACAGGCCCATCTTCCGCGACAGTGCGCGAATCTTCGCAGCTTTTTGTTGTCGGATTAGCAGAACGAGGAGCTGTTGGCGAAGCAGTTTTAGTTCAGAGCCTTGCAGAATTTGAACACATGTTCGGCGGATACGTTTCGTATTCGTACCTCCACCCAACAGTAGAAACCTTCTTTGAAGAAGGCGGCACTCAGGCTTATATCTCCAGAGTTGTCGGCGCTGACGCAGAATCAGGAACGCTCGTTCTTGAAGATGCTGACGCGGACCCAGTATTGACAATTGACGCAAACGGTGCAGGCGCATGGAGCTCAGATGTTGAAGTTACTGTTACTCAGCCAACAGGAACAACCTTCGCAGTTATCATCTCTTACCAAGGTGACCCTGTATACAGCACAGGCAACGTAACCTCTGTGGCACAAGCTGCTGGTCGCATCAACTTGAGCTCAGTTGCTTCTCGCTACGTAACGGCAACAGCCGTTGTTGGCGCAACAACAAAGCCAGCAGTTCTTGCAGCAACAGACCTCTCAGCAGGAGACGACGACCTTGCACAGGTTGACGACGACTCACTGATTGCCGCCCTTGAAGTCTTCAACGACTCGCTTGGTACCGGTGCAGTTTCAATCCCAGACGCAGAAACGGCAACTCGCCTTTCCGTTGGTGGACCAGTTACTGACTACGATGGCACACTAAAGGCCACTCAGGACGTTTCTACTGCTCTTATTGCTCACGCAAATGCAAATAATAGAATTGCTATCTTGCACGGAGGCGCTGCCGATACTGTTGCTAACGCAATCTCGAAGGCAGGAGAACTTAAGGTTCTCACAGAAACCGAGCATGCGGCTATGTACTTCCCATGGGTTAACGTTCCAACAACGATTGCTGGCGTATCAAGGCTTATCCCGCCAGACGGTTATGTTGCTGCCAAGCGTGCACAGGCTCACAACCAAGGTGGAGCACATGTTCCAGCCGCTGGTCTCATCTCTACAGCGAGATTCGTTACAGGTACTGCTCTTGACATCAACAAGACATCTGGTGACCAATTGGATGACGAGCAAGTCAACTCAATTAGAATCATTCAAAACTCTGTAAGAATCTACGGTGCTCGTTCATTGTCAATTGACACTGAGAACTTCCGCTACATCACGACCCAAGAAATCATCAACCACATCGTTGTTGCTTCTCAGCGGTCTCTCGAAGACCTTGTCTTCGGTGTAATCGACGGACGTGACACCATCTTCTCTGCAATTACATCACGATTGATTGCAATTCTTGCTCCATTGCGCGAAGAAGGCGCTTTGTTCCAAGCATTTGATGTCAACGGAAAGAAAGTCGACAGTGGCTACACAGTTCGTTGCGACTCCTATCTGAACCCAGTCAGCCAACTAGCAGGCGGTACTGTCAAGGCTAAAGTTGGTGTTCGCACCAGCAGTGTCGGCGACAAAATTGAAGTCGACATTATCAAGTCGAATCTAACCGCTAGCGTCGTCTAAAGAAGGATATAAACATGTCAAAAGTATCTCAGCGCCAAGTACTCGCCTCGGTCGTGCCGGTTGATGCTGGCAAACACCCGAAGTGGACAGGTTTTTACTTTGCCCAGGTTTCTGGTGGAGAAATTACTGCATCTGTAGAAAAGATTTACGAAGGCGGCAAGCTCCGTCCTACCGTTCTCTGTGCACCATCTGAAGTTGGCGACATTACGCTGACCGCTCATTATGATGACGACAGAAATGCAGCAGACGGCCCTACCGGAATTGCAGAAAAGATTGCAACACTCCGCCCATTGGTTGGCCGTGCTTCGTACGACATCACAATCGAGACCTTTGACTGCGACCTCAAGGTTCCAGGCACGGACCGTGTGTACTCAAAGGCCCTTTTGGTTGGCATCACAGAGCCAGACGGTGACTCATCTTCTGGTGCTCCTGCGACTTTCTCGCTAACATTTGCCATCTCGGACGTTGAGTCCGGTGCTGGCGCAGCTGGCTGATAAATCTTCTCTTCTGAGTTCCATCACGGGCATGCGTGATGTGCTAGGTTTTCTCTTATGACAGAAAACTCTGAACTTTATACAACATCCACAGAAGATTCTTCCCCTAAAGCAAAGCAAGTCAAGGCTGCTGTTGCTGCAGAAGAGACACCGCTTCAAAAGCTTACGGGCATTGTCAAGCGCAAGGTTGAACGCTCGGTTGTTCTAATACCTGTTCCTGAACGCCCTGGTGTAAAAATCAAGATTAGCCCGAACATTACCCAGAACCAAATGAAAAACTGGCGTAAGCAAGCTGGTGAAGATACCCGCAACGGTATGGATGGAACACGTTTTGCTTGTTCAGTTATTGGCCACACCACTATCGGCATCTTGTTTGATGACGAAGAAGTATTCGATGATGCTGGCAATGAGCTGACATTTGCTTCTCCAGTCATTCTTGAGATGACAAACACAACTCGCCCACTTCCTGACTGTGTCAAAGAGTTCTTTGGAGTTGACCCTCACATTGAGGCTGCTGCCCTCTCAATTCTTGACGCTGCTGGATACTCTGATTCGGTGGACGTTGAAGACCCTACGAAGGGGTCTTCGACGAACTAGTTGAAGACCCTTTAGTCATCTCGGCAGCAAGATTAGGCGAACTGTTCGGGACAGACCCAGTAAGACTTTTAGATTCAACAGAAACTGAATGGCTAATAAGGCTTGCTTGTGCTAAAGTAATAAGTAACGACCGCGAAGAGCAGGAACGCAAATCTAGGCAATAAGCCAGATTTGTTCCTACACTCACGCGATTTTCCCAAAAATCGTAAATGAGCGTGTGAGGTCTAAACGTGGCCAGGGCTGAAGGTACAGTCAATATTGAGGTAAAGGGTGCCGCTCAGGGCGCTCTGGAAGTAAAGACCCTTGACAAAGCTCTTGATAGGCTTGACGCTAAATCACGCAGACTTTCGTCTGGACAAAAAGCCGCAGCTGCCAGCACAAATTCACTTGGTACTAGCGTATTAAAAGCAAAAAGGTCTTTTGACAGCTTTGATAAAGGCGTAAAAGCGGCAGGAATGGGCCTGTCAAAATTTCTTGGACTAGCAATAAAGGGGGCAATTGCTAACTTTGCTCTTCTTTCTGTCTCACTAATGAGCGTTCACGCTCTTTTTGTCGCAGGAAAATGGCTACATAAAGCCTATTCATGGGGAATGACTGCTATGGCCGGCGCGGCCGCCAGCGCAGCAGTAGCACTCGGAACCGCAGCTGCCGCTATTCGTGAGCAGCAAGCAGCAATGTATGCGTTTACAAAGGGCGGAGCTGGAGAGTTCCTTACCGGAACAAACCAAGTTCGCAACGCAATGAGAACTCTTCAGGCTGACTCTCAGCTAGCAGGTCTTGGAGTTGCTGCACTGAACAAAGCCTACGCAGCAATGGCTAAGTCCATGAAGTCTTCGCAGATTGCACAAAGCGGTGGGTTGATGAAAAACCTCATGGACTTTGGTGCAGCCGGACAGGACCCTGCAGCAGCAGCAGACAAAGTTGGCGCGTTAATTGAAGCCCTTAATAACTCAAAAACAAGCATGTCTAAGGTTAAAGAAGCAGCAAAAGCTCTTGGCCCACAAATGGAACAAGCTCTTAAAAAAGCAAAAGTAACCAGCAAGAAACAGATGAAAGAACTCATCATGTCTGGTGAACTTGCTAAAGCCGGTGGCGTTGCTGGGCAGTTTGAGGCAGTTAACTCAACCCTCATTGGTCAAGCAAAAGCTTTCTTCACTCAGATAAAAGGTGAATTTGCAGACTTTGGTCAACAGTTTCTTGAACCAGCAAAAATTGCAATGCAAAAAATCTTCAGGATTATAAGAAGTGACCTTCTTCGCGTAAGCGGTTCTTTAGGCGAGTTTGGAAAAGGTGACTTTTTTGATGGTCTTGTTGGTATTTTTGAAAAAGTGTCTAACTTCTTTGTAAAGCTAACCAGAGAATGGCTACCCAAGACTGATGGTTTTTTTAGAAACATGGGCAATGGTTGGGAAAAATTTGCTAGATGGTTTAGGATTTCAAAAGAACAACTTAAACCGTTTGTAGATGGCGCTAGAGCCATTGAGTCGATGTTTAAACCGGTGTTTAATGCGGTAAAAGATGGATTTGTTGGGATGATGAAAGATTTCAACGTCCATGCCCAAGACCAGTCAGCAACTTTTGAAGAATTTGGAGAAAGAATTGCTGGAGTTGTAGAGCAGCTTTTTAATCTATTAAGAACAATGGAAGATATTCGAAGGAAAGCAATGCCTTTCCTTAATGATGTTCTTGGGGGTCTTACCGAAGTATTCAAAATGCTCAACTCTATGGTTGGAAGTATTGGTGGAATGTTTGGCGGCAGCGGCGGTGGACTGATGGCCTTGGGTCTTATCGCTAGACAAATGAAAAATACCAAGGGCGGACTAATGGCCCAGGTTCCCAAAAATACTCAGACCATGAACGTAACTGCTGGAACTGTAAATCTTGGTGGACCAGGACAAGCCCCAGGAGGAAGATTGTCTTCTGGTGCCACAGGTGGAGCACCTGGCGTTCCTGGTAGCCCAAGAATGTCTACTGGACGACAAGTTGCTGGCGGTGGTGGTACTGCAGGTCAGGCAAGATACCTAGGCGGTAACCAGCCCGGGTATGCAGCGGCATGGGAAAGAGGATTGGCAAGGTTTGGTGCAAGAAGCAGTACGCCACCAGATTTCGTAGGACACGGTGGATACGACAGAAGGTCAAACGGTGCTATTCCTAGACGCTTTAGGGACTGGCGTATGGGTCGAAGTATGGACAGACATAACGTAAGAATGTCTACCGCGTACGACCAGACGCACGCAGGACCAGGAGCGGGCATCGGTACGCCAACACACGGAGCTGCTGCTGGAGCCGTAGGAAACTACACTCCATTAGGA